CCCCGCGGAAGGTCTTGCGAAAGCGGCTCTGCAAACGTTGTACGTAGCTGCCGGTTGTGCTGCCGTCACGCCACTCATACTCTGGTGAATCCTTTGGAAGAGTGGTTCCAACCTCGGGGATGTGTTCTGCCACACGCACAGCCTTTGAGTACTTCAACAAGTTCAACCAATCGGCGTCCTCAAAATAGTAGGACGAGTGCACGCACACTGGGTGTGCAACAGGATTCTCACGTTCAGCACTATAAAGTGCAAGACATGTGCAGGTCGAGGCTGTGTGGAAGCAGTAGTTCAGCCGGTTCCGTGTGATGCGTCCTGTGTTAGGTACAAAGTTGTACGTCGAATAACTCCGAGAGGCACGGAGTGCCTCGTGGCGATTGCCATCCTCAGCATCACGTTTCGGGACCATGCAATGGAAATACACGTTGGGGTAATGCCCGGTATTCAGCAGCTTGTTCAACCGTTCACAACCAAATGATCCCGCGCCTACGTCCACGACGACGGGTTTACAATTCTGGTTCTTGTCATAATCTGCTTGGGCGTTCTTGGCCGACCGAATGTACAACGCAGTGGATGTCACTATCCGCGACGTGTTCAACTGTGGGTGGCTGGCCACCTGCTCATACGCTGGGCGTTCGTTTGTCAAAAAGGGGGAATCGCACTTGCAACCGTCCAAAAGTAACTGGCGTTCATTGGCGTTGGGTTGTGGGATGGGTGAAGCGTCGTCCATACCAACCATCTGCTCCCAATCTTCGGGTATGTGCCGTTCTGAATCTAACAAGGCTGTGCGCCGTGCCATCATCGTGGGTAAGTACATGTCCAGTATGCCATCGACGTCCTTCGCACTCTCAGGCCATTTCACCTTGAAGGCATCCGCCTTCCTCTTCACGGCCTTTATAACGTCGTCCATAACGTCGACAGCCACACCGACCCTCCCGGCCTTCTTGGCGCCATGGAATATATCAGCTATCTCATCATCACGGTCCGTCATGGCAGCCAAAAAGACTGCCATATCCTGGTCGTAAATCTCTATGGAGCTGCTGGATGGCGCCCACCCGGAACCCACTTCGGATGGGTTGTCAGCCTCAACAATGGAACGTTCAATGAGGCGCTCGAGCGCCTCCTTTGCCTCAGGGCTGTCTAAGGGTACTTCGGGCACAGTGCCATGCTCTGTTTCTTGGACTTTCGCATACTTCTTGCCCTTGCCTTTTCGAGTGTCCTTCATGGATACGTACGACGCGAGCGTTTCTTCACACTTCTTGATAGCTTGTCGGTTGGCCCCAAATCGTTTGTGCTCTGCTTCAACGGGGTCCTCGGCTTCACGATCCTCCAATAGGCCCATCTCCGTGGTGCCTTCTTCGCGCAATTGTTGCTTGACCTTAAGTAATTGCTGCCATTTTGATAACTCTTTCTGGTACTTGTCCTTGGAGATACCGCGGTTGAGTGCAGCTTGTGCACCCTCCGAACCGCGCTTCCAGGGAATGTCAACGTAAACTGTGGTCATTGCTTTTACCTGTTTTCGTTGCTGTTTTTGTGTTGGGGAAGACTGCAACTCGGTTGCTCGTCTTTTTGATTGTTG